CATATTGTGGTTTTGGGTTTCCTTCTACTCTCATTTTGTTCTCCTCTGTCAAGGTAGAGCGGGAGACCTGTGACAGCAGATCTCCCTACTCTTAGTGTACTATAACCGTCGTCACAGTACAAATCAAACTGTAAAACCAGTCTAAGTCCTTTAGGGTCAGACTGTTGGGACCGCTGCGTTCTGGACATATAAACCAGCTCGCGGGGCGGCGTTGGCTAAGTTACTTGGTTTGTTACACTTACAAGGTAAGTGGCACAGTCATTTCTGCTGTACTCTCATGGTTTTGTTCCCATGAGCACGGACTATTGCATCACCCTCGCGGGCGTTTCTTCGCTTAGTCTCTCACGGTCCCTTGCGGGTTCCGCCTCGTTGGCATTTCAGCGTTCGAGTCAATCAGAAGAAATTTATTCTGCTCCAACTTTTCTTAAAAGCAGGTGTTGTAAGCAAACATGTGCGAGGTCAAGTAGCTCGATGTTCCTGCCTGACCATTGATATCGGGCACGGGTGCGACCACGTTGCCTCCACCAAAGTCATACAGTTCCAGCGGGCTCAATTCCCCAATGTACCAGTTGTCAAGTACCAACAGGTCCATGCGATTGTTGATTGCTGTCCAGCTCTTGTGATACTTACGTCCACCAAAAGTCAGTTATGTTGCGCTCGAATCGTTTCCATTCGAACTCTTGCAGTTACCTGCAAGCTCAGACTATATCATCATCCTTTTCAGGATGCAGAGTGCTTCGAGTCCACTTGGACCCTACTCCCTTGCGGGATAGTCGTTGCACCTTCCGATTGTAAAGCGGCTCGGCTCATGATTGACCCTTACGGGTGTTTCCATGAATTCTCTCTGTTATCATTCACACATTTCTGTGCGAAGGGACTATTTTGTTAATCCGAAAAATACTTCTTGCTCATGTCGAGGGTTTTGTCGCCCTTGATTTCCTGAGCATTCGCAATCTGAACATTATACATCAGGTTGCTCTGAGCGAAAGCCTGCTCAGGCGGGCCGTACCAAATGCCCGACTTGATGCTCTCTGCATCGGGACCGAGTGCACGTCCGAGGAGAACCTCAGCGCGCTGCGCGATGCCCGGGGTGATTGCCGCTCCACCCAAGTTGATGGTGGGGGTAGACAAACGACCGGGGTACGTCGCACGGTTCAGACCAGCGATAGTGCCGGTGTTGGAGTTCACGTCCCAAGCACGGATGCCCAAGAGGGAGTTTCCTGCACCGTACGTGGCACCGTTGACCACAACAAAGTCTGTGACAGCCAGACCGATGATGTTGGCCAAGTTGGTGCTGAAGAACAGCGTGTTGCTGGGGCCGTCAGAGTACGAGATCGTCGCAGGCCCACCAGCGCGGAGAACACCACCCGTGCTGTAGAAATTGACCTGTTGCTGATCCGTAAACGCCACTGCGACGTTCATGCCAGCGATGCTGGATGCCGCGCCTGTGGTAATGACAGCCGCTGCGGGGATCTGATCGATCATGCCCGAGCCATCGCCATTGATGAGACCTTCGATGCCCTGCATTGCGGCGTCGAGAGAGTTCTTCATTTCCTGAGCTTTACAATTTGTTATTTGAAAGAAGTTTGTTACATACTTCTGACAAAAGCTGAGCATTTCTGTCAGCTTCTGCACATCACTGTGCAGATCGGACTATATCTTCACCTTCTTCAGGTGCCTGACGTGTAGTCTCTACGGATTCAGAACGAAGTCTGTAGCTGTGATTAAGAACCTGAAGCTTATGCCTAAGCTCGTTCCTTTTCTCCTCTACATCTTCTTGCTTATACAAGCGGATAAATTCAAGAGCAATCTTTGCTTGCTCTGCTTTTACCTTCAAGTAAGGAAGTACGCCAAGAATAAAACGTTCCCTTTCCTCGTTGTTGTTGATTACCCAACCATAACGGGGCTGATACTTTGGGTTTCTATTCTCTTGGTTACTCATGTACACTTTGCCTCCGAAGTTGGAAGCCATCCAGTCCAGCACTTCTTTGTTTGTGTTGGTACAGGATACGCACAGTTTGTAAACGACGTATTTCTTTTTGCTTCCATCAGCCATGGTTCTGAGGGTGGAACGGGTTCTGCATATTGAGAACGAGCCTTCACCATCGAAGAAACCTGCGAGATATGCAAGCTTTGTTTGATAAGACATTCTGTCTTTCCTCGGTATTGTCTCTATTATAGAGGTTTTCACCGATTTAGTCAAGTGTCGCTGTGTTATCTGACAGCAGCCGCTAAAGTTTTGGACTGAACGGCGAACAGACCCTTCTGCTTGGAGTCCGTGGAAGCCTGAGCAAGCCACGAAATTTCGCAGACGTTGAACAGGTACACGGGAGCCAACGCGAACGATGCCCACTGCGAGCCCGTACCGCGACCCATGGAATCGGCGTTGCCGGTTCCCTGCGAAATTGCCGCGCCAGCCTGCACGCGGAACGGCACACGGAACGATGCTCGCACGGTGCCGCCAGCGTTAGACTGGTTCGACACGGGAACATTTGTTGCTTCAGCCTTGAACAAGCTGTAGCCTGTGGTGCCATGAAAAACGAGATCTGGGATCTCTTTCGCAAAGGCGTCAAGCTCAACTGCTTCAACAGCTGCTTCGAGTAAAGGCATACTATTGTTTCTTTCTTGTGTTGCGGAAGTCCCACGTAGCAGACCTTTCTAAAGGGTCAACTGGGCTAACGCTGAGTCATACTGTTTTCATCCCTTGTTCCTTGTCGAGTTTAAGAGTCTTCGAGACCATTCTGGAAGTCGGCATGAGAGGTTTAGATGTAGCTCCGTAGTACCCTGACGTACGTCGTGCCTTGGAAGCACATCAGAGTACTGCGGAGCCACACGGGCTCCTTGACTATTTTCTCATCATCTGTACAAACCACTTCGGAGGCCAAGACCCAAAAAAATCAGATTCAGAATCCGCCTCTAAATAACGCTGCCAATCTCTGTCATCTAATGCTTGGTAAATTTGATGACCATCTCTGCCCCACCCATAAACTTCATTGCATGCACATTCTAGTCTGTGTGGAAGAACAAAGTCTTCATAGTCCTCAGATTTTGTTGCCTTGTGCAGTGCCAATCTATGCGCACGACGCACGCCACGATTAGCAAAACGCTTGTCTTGCTTGGCTGATACGCCGCATATTGCCATGAATGGTTGGTGCTTGTAGCTTCTGCTCATATTGACCTCCTACAGGGATCTCATATGAACCTCCTTAAAGTGTGGGCCGATTCTCACGGCCCTTCCCAGTGCGCTGGGTCCATGTTGTTTACAGCGTCTGTGCGCTGGTGCAATCAGAGCCATACACACCCGTAGCAGGTGCGTTAGTTCCGCCAGCCAAGGGAACCCCTAGGGAATACTGATAGGCTCCAGTAACCGTGTCGATGGGACCATTAGTCGCACCAGCCATCTGTACTGTTACGTTGGCGGTCGCCCCGGTGCCGGTGATGGCAACGATGGTGCCTGAAATTGAAACTGTGTCTCCGACGTTAAGGGGTTTCCCCGTACGCGAAGTTGCGAAAGGAACTACTGGCATTTGATTTTCTCCTAGGATTAACCTTAGGGATTTCAGGGTTTCCCCTAGGCACCCCCAGACCCCTTTCCCCAGAGGTTATGCCCTGAGGTTAAGCTCTTACCTGCGCCATGTTACCCATTTGTTGCTACCTTTGAGGTAACCACGGCCATTGATTTCTTCGATCTCCCAACCTTTACGTTCACGGTCCAGATCCTTAGGCTTCACGGCAACATAAACGGGCTTGCCTGCGGCTGTAGCGGTCTGCTCCACCTTGGTCTGCACGGTTTTCTTGTCGGCAGCTGCGGCCACACGTCCTGCTGCGGCACCACCGCGAGAATAGCTCGGATACATTGATTGGACTGTGCTTCTGACGAGTTCGGGAGCGAGTGATTCCACGCGTGCCTTGTGATACTCCTCGATCTTCGCACGGTCTGGGGTTGCGGCTGACCACATAGCCTTCATCTGGGCTTGGTAGGCCTTGTCGGACTTGAGGGCTGCATACAGATTGTTCTTGATGGTATTGCCCAGAGGCATCAGGTTCTCTTTGCCGTAACCCTTGAAGAATTCCATCTTCAGAAATGGAGCTAGGGATTTGCCGAGCAGTGTGTTATTAGATTTCTCTGTAGCGCTGGCTACACTGTTCTTGAAGGCTTCAGTCTGATTGGTCTTGAAGTCCGTCTGCTCCTTCAGGAATTTGGCGCGCTCTGCGTCCAGCTGCTTACGCTCGGGGGAAACCACAGCTTCCGTAGCTTTCTTGTTATCGGCAGTTTGTTTATCGAACCATGCCTTCATGCCGTTCTGGCCAAGGACGATCTGCTTTGCGGCGGCGATAGCTTTGGCTGGATCAGGATCGTTCAGTGCATCCACCAGCGTAGCCAGTGCGCCATTGAAGTTGTTGGCGACCAGCTCGCTGTAGAAGTGGCCAGCGATAGCTTTGTCGTAACCCTCTTTATCATTCTTCTGTGCAGCATCCAGCATCGCGGAGGTCAGAGTTCCGAGGTTCCCTAGCTTGCCTTGGGCGCGCAAATCCTCCACAACATCCTCAATCAAAGATGCATTCTGCTCGGGATCATACAGCTTGGCGTCTGAGGCGTCAGCTGCAGCGCTCTTGTCGGTCAGCTTCTGGTACCCTTCAGGTCCGCCTATTAACTCCGAAAATTCTTTGGCCTGCTGCATGTCCTTGATGCCGCCCGGGTAGATGGCCTTGGCCGCTTCCCAACGTTCGAAGTGGCCGTGAAGAAGTTTGGTGGCAGTGATATTCGCAGGATTAGCGTCCCTGAAGGCTTTCAGGGCTGCGCGTATTTCCTTCGGTGTTTTCTCACCGAATTCCTTGGTGTCGTCTGCTTCAGTCTTGGTTGCAGCTTCCTTGGGAGACCCGTCTGAGTTGTATTGCTGCTTGGCGTCTTTCTTGGCTGCATCCGTACTGGATGTGGTATCTGTAGTTGTAGTTTCGGTAGTCGGAGTCTCTACAGTTTCTGTAGTTTCAACTACAGGGGCTTCTACTGCTGCTTCTGTTGTTGCTGCGGCTGAATCCAAGCCCGCAAAATCGATTACGCTTTCGGACATGCTTGAGTCTCCTTAACTTCCTCCAGCTTTTTGCTGGGCGCTACTGGCACTTCATTTTCTGTCGTAATGACCGTAACAAAGTGGCTGACTTTGAAAGTTGTGCCAAAGCCACTGTTGACCGCCGAGGTGAAAATCTCTCGGGACTTGGGTTGCGACAGATATGCCGCGAGTTCTTGCTCTTGTTCAGAGTCCGGTAGTACGTTGAACACTTTTACTGTAGTCTTCGCCATTCTGAGTTCTCTCCTTGAGTCTAACTTCCAAATTCTGCTGCTTCTGCCTTTCCAAACAAAACCTCAACTGTGTACTTCCCGGTATCGTCCACGTAGATCCCCATAGTGCCGCCCGGTTTAACGCTCACTTCATCGCTTTCTGGAATCCCTGAGGTGTTGCCCTCGATCTGGTTTTGCAGACAAACGATATTTGAATTGTGAGTAACGAAACACGTCAGCTTATCGCTGCGAAGTTCCTTGTCAAAGAACTCGTAGGTTCTCTGTTCGAGATCATCCAGCGACTCCCCATCAGGTATCACTGACTTTTTGTTCTCGATGAAGTACTCCAGCAATTCCTGAAAGTCTTCCTTGAGTTTTCCTCCCAGAAAACCTACGTTCCAACTGATGAGGCCTCGATCCTGCACGACAGGCAGATTGTACGCCTCCGCAATCGCATCGGCAGTCTGCACCGCGCGAAGCAGTGGTGAACTGACTACGCGTTCTACTTTGATGTTCTCATTCTTTAGTGCATCAGCTGCATCTTCAGCTTGGGATAATCCCTTGCTATCCAAAGGAGGATCTAGGCGACCTCTGAAGGACTTCTTAGCGTTGAGGGTGGTCTGGCCGTGACGCTGGCATATTGCTATGAGCTTCTTGTCGGCCATGGCCACCCTCTCCTGTTATCGTCTAAGTTGTCGTGCTGGTTGCGCCCCGGCATCACCTTGTCCGGCTGGGGGTGGTGCTGGTTGCGACTTTTCCCCGCGCAATGCGTCGGGGATCGCCTTGGCTTGTACTTTCTGCGACAGTTGTTCTGCTTGATGTTGTGCAAAATCTTGAGGTGTACTTTGCACACCTAGCTTTGCCAAAAGCTGCGTTTGAATAGGAGAAGGCATCTTATCTACCGCAACGGATATAGACTCCGAAGGGGGTTTCTGTTCAGGCGGCGGAGCATTAGCTGCAGCAATTTTCTTGGCTTGAGTGACATGTTCTTGCCAGTGGATATGAACATTCTCATATGCTGCACGTTGCTGCGGAGTTCCGTATTTGAACTTCTGGCCCTCGCTGCCGTTCAACCATTCCAAACATTGAGATGCTTCAACCGTATGCAGTTCGCTCTCGTCTTGTGCGACGGGAACGGTGCTGACTGTCGGAGGAAGTGTTTGCTCCATTTGCTGCAGTTGCTTAACCATAGCGATTTCCTTAGGGTCAGCGGGCTGTCCTGCATCCAATTTGGGTTGCATCTCAGCTGCAGCTTGCATCAGGGTCTGCTGAATCTTCAGTACTTGAGGATTGGGCATTGGGCCTGAGCGAAGCAGTATCTCCATCTCAGCTTTCTGTTTTGTGATTGATGTTGCACCGGGAACTTTGAACTTCTTCATGCGTATGCCATCTTGCAGCACAGGCAAGTTCTCGGGTGAAAATAGCATCGCTTGCAGCGCTGGGTTCTGGCTGCTTGCATCTACCATCTTCATGAGTTTTGCTTCTCTCTGGTTCCATGACTCGGGGAATGCTGGGTTGGACTCTGGATAGCAGAGTACATTGCCAGCGAGATTCGCGGTGTTTACTGACACCACTCCGATATCCTTGAATGACTGAGAGATTTTCTGACCCTCTCGGCAATCTGCTGCGCACCCAACTGCTTGGCGTGCACATTCTGCGAAGAGGTCTTGCACATTGTTCCACGGGCACCCAACACGCTGCAAAGCCTGATCTCGTTGGATCTCGGCATTGCCCACCGTATTCTCGCCTGTGGCCGCACCGAATAGAGACGGCATGGCTCCAGTGATGACATCGGCAAGCTGTTCAATGAAGTACTTGATAGCTTCCCACATCGCTGGTTGCGGCTGTGGCGTGGGCTCAATCATGATGTACTGATCCATGGTAGTGAGCCCGGGCTGCGGCTGGAATGCTCCAGTGCTGCCGGGTACGTTGGTCT